GCGCTAAAGCTGGAAGAACTCTAAAAATCTTTATATATATATTTAAACTGCTGGCACATCCGGCACATTTAGAAGTAACCGATTTGATGATATCAATATAATTTGATATCATTAGTATTTTAAGAATTGTATTTACCCGAAGGGGTGAGCGCGAGAAAGCGATTTCTCAGGGGGGGGCCTACGCGAGAAGAGAAAGAACACAGGGGGGGGGTCTTTAGTGAGGGCGGCGAACCCGTCGGCTCGCCCTCACGTAAAGGGTTAATGCGTATTATATAATACGCAAAATGACTGAACACATGACTGAACACATGACTGAACACATGACTGAACACATGTAAGTATTTGAATAATTATGCGTCCTCGTAGGACATAGTGAGCGTAAATGTTAATTCGGCTGGGATGTAAGCAGATGAAAAAGCTCCGCCTGTTGCGGATACACACTGGAAGCAAGCAAATAAACCCCTAGTAGTTGGAGTACTGACGTTGTCATCATATTTGATGGTTTTAACTAAATGTTTTGTAACATCTATATTAAAAAATTGATTATACTTATAATCATTATTAGCAAATTGTTGCTGAGTAGCATTAGTTCCGGTTCCGGCATAGTTTGCGAAACCTAGTTTGAACACTCTCTTGGCAAATATACGATAAGCATCTGTATTTACTGTTGCGGTTTGGTCTATAAGACTTCCTGTTAAAGCTTGTGATGTTCCTCCTAATTGAAGGAAATCAGTCCCGGGGACAGTTAATGTATCAGGATTATCTTTCTTATAGAAGAGCCACATAATTACATTAAGAGGTCTTGGAACGGGGTTAGAAGTTGCGTTGTATTCTTTTGGTGTAAGAACTCCACCAAATTTTAAGCTTTTAATTTTTATCTGGTTGCCCGTGCGTCCGCCTTGGCTTGCCGACTGATTTACTTGTAAGAACGTTGCGTAGGGTGAAATTGGTAGAACAGAATTAGCAAATACTCCTACATTAGCATTTGAACTTAAATTAACAAGACCACTATAATATTGACTTGTTTTATTCTCTACATTTCTTGCGATTTCTCTTTTGACAATTTTCTTAATTGAAAAAAGTGAAGACTTGCGTTTATAAGTTCTTTTACGAGGTCGAGTAACTCTCCTACGTTTGCCATTATACTTTTTAGCCATATATATTATAAAGGAAAAGTATTTTCGAAATCAAACGTATCTTCTTTCTTTTGAACATAAGGAATTAATTCATGATTGTTGTCTATATTCCACACTTTCCATCTATCCATAGAAAGCATTCCAAACTCAGGTTCTATATTACTAAAGACCCAAATACATGGACTGTCAATCCAATATTCCTTATAACAATATCTTAAATCATATAAATATCCATTTTTAATTTGCTCGATTGCTGAATACACGCCATTTAGCCTTTCTTTATTCATAGAGCGAGGCATATCTATGAATATGGGCGACGGGGTTCTTGTAGCTTTTGCCATACATATATCACATGCAGCTTGAACTAACTTTTCTGCGTCATTCACAGGGGGGAGCATTAAACCACTACCGTATAATTGACAGACAGATGCTATTGTTGTTTTTCCAACATTACCATTAGGACAATATATCATATTGATGGTTCGCGTATCAAATACTTTTGAACTTTCATAAATATGTTTTTGAAAAGGGTATAATTTCTCAAGCATACCTACGTATTGTCTTGGAATATATTTTTCATTCTCTTTTTCATTCCATGGACCAGCTTGGCGGGTCTCTTCCTTAGTGACATAGAACATATCACCAGTATAGAATGTGGTATTCACAGTAGGCTCTAGGTAATTAGGAACTGAAATTAGATTAAACAATTTCATCAATTCCGTCTTTCTGTGTTTTTTCACTAAAGACATCCTACCCTGATAATGTAAATACCCTGTCTGCTCTCCTTTCTCCAACTGAAACACGTATTTTTTACAAATACTTTTTAATTGTTTTATGATTATAGTTTCTTCTAAACCTTCTGCCGAAATCCTAAAATCCCACATAGAAGTTGCGTTGGTTGTAGTCATTTTTTTTTATTTATATTTTATTTTTCAATTTTAAATTCATTTCAATTTTTTTTTAAAATGAAAATTAATTAATATATATCTTAGATTTTTAGGCGCTAAAGCTGGAAGAACTCTAAAAATCTTTATATATATATTTAAACTGCTGGCACATCCGGCACATTTAGAAGTAACCGATTTGATGATATCAATATAATTTGATATCATTAGTATTTT